AACCACCTGAGAGGGAGGCCTCATGGCTCCGAACTACACGCCCGACGACGCCGCGTCGTACACCGCCGGCGTCGACCGATCCCCAGCCGAGGTCGCCGCGCTCTTCCTCGCGGCCGAACCCGACGGCGACCCGATCGCGTTCCTCGTCGGCGCGCTGGGCCTCGACCCGGCCGCCGCCGCCTCTGCCGTTGCCGAGGCCGACGCGTTCGCCGCGCACGTCGCCGAGACGGCCACCCCCGCCGAGCTCGAGGCCCCCCTCGAGGTCGACGACGGCGAGGGCGACGAGGCCCCCGCGCCCGGCGAGCTCACGAAGGTCGAGCTCCTCGAGCTCGCCGCCGAGCTCGGCGTCGAGGTCAAGGCGACCTGGGGCGCGGCCCGCATCCGCGAAGCGATCGACGCGAAGACCCAGGGCTGAGCGATGGACGAAGCACGAGCTCGCGTCTTCCTTGAGGCGCTCTGCGCCGCGAACGACGACCCGCGCCTCGAAGAGCGCGAGCTCGTGCTCGTCGTCGGCGCCGCGAAGCGCCCCGACCGCTCCGGCAACCTCCCGACGAACGTCGCCGGAGCGGCATCCTGGGCCGCGTCGCACGCCTACGTCGCCGGCGACACGATCTACGCCGGCGGCCGCTGGTGGATCGCCCTCGACTCCGGCACGAGCTCGAGCTTGGCGCCGTCGTGGCCCGACCTCGCCGGCGCGCCGATCACCGACGCGCAGGTCGCCGACGGCGGCCTCGTCTGGGCCGACCTGGGCGAAGCGTGGGCGCCGACCTGGAACCTCGACGCCGGCGCCGCGCTCGGCTGGCGCCTCAAGGCCGGCAAGGTCGCGAACCGCTTCTCGTTCACCGCCGACGGCCAGACCTTCAACCGCCGCGAGATGTTCGCGCACTGCATGCAGATGGCGAAGGTCTACGAACGCCGCGGCGGCATTGGCTCGACGAGGGTGCGCCGTGCTGACTGACGACGAGCTCGACAGCATGCGCGGCACCGTCGTCGACGCGCTCCCCGTCACCGGCATCATCCGGCGGCGCACCGCGACCGCCGACGGCCTCGGCGGCGCGACGGCCACCTACACCGCCATCGCTTCGCACGTCCCCATGCGCCTCGCGCCGCTCGACGGCGCCGCGTTCGCCGAGGGCGAGCTCGCCGGCCGCGCGACGAACGAGAAGCGATGGATGCTCACCCTCGCCGCCGACGTCGACGTGCGAACGACCGACCGCCTCGAGCTCGACGGCCGCGTCTTCGAGGTCGACTCGATCGCCGCCCGCCGCTCCTGGGAGCTCTCGACGCGCGTCGTCGTCGACGAGGTTCAGTGATGCGCGTCGTCGTGAACTACAACCGGCTCAACGGCGCGAGCGAGAAGCTCCGCGCCGAGGTCCGCGACATCGTCGAGGACACGTCGAGCGAGATCGAGCAGCAGATCCGCAACGGCTTCGCCGACACGAAGCTCCCCGTGCGCCGCGACGTCGTCGCCGGCGGCTTCCGAGCTCAAATCCGCGTCGGCAACACCCGCCGCTTCTATCCCGCGTTCCTCGAGTACGGGCACCGCGGCGTCCCCGCGAAGCCCGTAGCGACGCCCGCCGCCGAGGCCGCCCGGCCGGAGTTCAACTCGCGGATGCGCCGCATCCTGCGGAGGCTCTGAGCATGCCCGGCGACGAGCTCTCCCGCATCGACGAATGGCTCACGGCCACGCTCCTGGCCGACGCCGCGGTCACCGCGATCGTCGGCCAGCGCGTCTACGGCGAGCTCGCCCCGCCCTCGAGCTCGTGGCCCCATGTCCTCTTCCAGCAGCAAGCGTCGAGCGACGTCATGGGCGCCGCCCAGAACCGCATCATGGTCGACGCCGTCTACCTCGTGCGCGGCGTCCACGAGGCCGAGAGCTTCGGCGGCGCCGTCAAGGCCCTCGCCGACGCGATCACCGCCGCGCTGCACGCCGAGGCCGGCGCGACCACCGACGCACTCATCCTCGCATGCACCCGAGCACGACCCTTCCGCCTCGTCGAGCTCGACAACGGCGGCGCGCAGTACCGGCACGCCGGCTCCATCTTCCGCATCCTCGCCCAACTCTCCTAGGAGGCCCTCATGCCCGAACGCACCTCAGTCACCCAGGTCGTGCAGATCGGCGTCGAGACGACGCCCGGCACCGCCGTCGCCGCCAACCGCAAGCTCCCCTCGTGGCAGTTGGGCACGAGCATCGAGGGCGACTTCACGAAGACCCAGGCCGCCGGCCTCAAGTTCCCGAGCATCTTCTCGCCGGGCAAGGAGTGGACCACGTCGAAGCTCTCGGCCCAGCCCACCTACGACGAGCTCGTCTACCTCCTCTCGAGCGTCATCGCGTACGCCGCGCCCGCGCAGCAGAGCGCGACGACCGCATACCTCTGGACGCATACTCCGGCCAGCGCCGCCGAAGACACGATCAAGACCTTCACCGTCGAGCAGGGGAGCGCGCTCCGCGCCCACAAGTTCGCGCACGGCATCGTCACCGACTTCACCCTCAAGGGCGACCGATCGAAGCTCGAGCTCACCGGCTCGTTCCTCGGCCAGCGCATCACCGACGGCATCACGCTCACGTCTTCGCCGACGTCGATCGCGCAGCTTCCGATGCTCCCCGGTGAGGTCGACATCTACGTCGACACGACGAGCGGCGGCCTCGGCACGACGAAGCTCTCCCGCGTGCTCTCCTGGGAGCTCGGCGTCAAGAACCGCTTCTCGCCGCTCTGGGTCGTCGACTCAGCGCAGAGCTCCTTCGTTACCGTCGTGGAGACCGCCGTCGAGGCGACCCTCAAGCTTCGCGTCGAGGCCGACTCCGCGGGCATGGGCCTCCTGACGCCGATGCGCGCCGGATCGACGCGCTTCGTGCGCCTCAAGGCGACGTCGCCGCAGCTCGCCGGCACCGCGATCCCGTACTCGATGACCTTCGACATGGCAGGCCAGATCGCGTCGACGCCCGGCGAGATCGGCGACACCGACGGCGTCTACGCCCTCGACTGGACGATGCAAGCCGTGCACGACGCGACCTGGGGGAAGGCCCTCACGTTCGGCGTCATCAACAAGCTCACCACGCTCTGAGCACGAGCTCGAGCACGTCAGAGAGGGAACCATCATGGGTATCACCGTCGCAGCGATGCACGCCGATACGAAGAGCGTCGAGGTCACCTTCGGCGGCGAGACCGCCGTCGTGATCGTCCGACCCTCGAAGCTCACGCCGGAGCTCGAGAGCAACGTCTCCGAGCTCGCCGGCTCCGCTGGCTTCGTCGAGCTTCTCGCCGGCCTCCTCGTCTCCTGGGAGGTCATCGGCGAGGACGGCGCGCCGATCGAGCCCACGGCTGAGAACCTGAGGAAGCTCCCCGCGCTCTTCCTCGTCGAGGTCGTCAAGCAGGTCACGGCGGCGCTCACCCCAAAAGCGCTCACCGCGTAGCGCTCCGCCGCTGGCTCGCGACCGGCTTCATTGCCGACGGCACCGAGGCCGAGCTCGGCGAGGCGGCTGAGGTCTACCGGCTCATCGCCGCGGCCCGCTACCTCGGCGTCGCCCCCTGGGAGCTCGCCGGCCGCCCGACCGGCTGGGTCGAGTGGGCCTCGATCTGCGCGGAGGCCGAGCACCACGCGCAAGAAGTGAACGCGCCGAAGACCTGAGAGGGGAGGCGACATGGCAATCGAAGCAGCACGTCTCACCGTCGTCGTCGACGCGGCGACCGACGCCGCCGAGCGCGGCCTCGACCGCGTCGGCGACCGCGTCTCCCACGCGGGCGGCCTCGTCCGTGACGTCGCGGGCACCGCGTTCGGCTTCCTCTCCGCGCAGGCCGTCATGGGCGCCGGCGCCGCAGGCGCCGCGATGTTCCGCCTCGGCGTCGAGACGCAAGACGCGATGAACGTCTTCCAGAGCGTCACCGGCGCGACCGGCGACACGATGGCGCGCGTCTCCGGTCTCGCCCGCGACCTCGGCAACGACCTCTCGCTCCCCGGCACGAGCGCGAAAGACGCGACGCTCGCGATGGTTGAGCTCGCGAAGGCCGGCCTCTCGGTGGATCAGACGATGGCCGCCGCGAAGGGCACGCTCCAACTCGCCGCGGCCGCGGGTACCGACGCGGGCACCGCCGCGCAGATCACCGCGAACGCGCTGAACGCGTTCGGCCTCTCCGGCGACAAGGCCGGCAAGGTCGCCGACCTTCTCGCGGCCGCGGCCAACTCGAGCTCCGGTGAAATCACCGACATGGCCTACGCGATGCAAATGTCGTCCGCGGTCTTCAAGATGGGGAACCAAGACATCGAGTCGCTGACGACCTCGATCGGCCTCATGGCGAACAAGGGCATCCTCGGGTCAGACGCCGGCACCTCGCTGAAGACGATGATGCTCTCCCTCCAAGCGCCGACCGGCAAGGCGAACAAGCTCCTTCAGGAGATGGGTATCTCCGTCCGCGACTCCGCCGGGCATATGCGGCCGATGCGCGACCTCGTCGAGCAGTTCACCCGCGCGACATCGAAGATGGGCGACGCCGAGCGCGACAAGGCCCTGAAGACGATCTTCGGTACGGACGCGATCCGCGCCGCTCAGATCGTCATGACCGGCGGCGTCGAAGCCTATGACGCCATGTCGAAGGCCGTGACCCGGCAGGGTGCCGCGCAGGAGGTCGCCGCGGCCCGCATGAAAGGCGTCGGCGGCGCCATCGAGGGCCTCAAGTCTCAGGTCGAGACCGTGCTCATCGACGCCTTCAACAAGGCGGCGCCGACGATGGAACGCGTCGTACGCGCCCTCTCCGACGGCCTCCCGAAGGCGATCGACGTCGCGGCCCGCGCGTTCGGCGTCGTGCGCGAGCTCGTCAACTCCTTCGTCATGGGCTTGCAAGGCGCGCCGAACGAAATCGGCGGCCTCTCGCAGGCCATCAACCTCATCGGCTTTCGCGTGCGCGAGGTCGTGCAGACCGTGCAGGAGCACTGGCCCCAGATTCGCGCCACGATCGCCGAGGTACTCGCCGGCGTGCAGGAGGTCATCGGCGCCGTCATCGGCTGGGTCGGCGAGCACTGGCCCGAAATCTCGCGGATCATCTCGAGCGTCATCGACACCGTCGTCGCCATCGTGTCCGCCGGCCTCGACCTCATCGCCTCCTTCTGGCGCACCTGGGGAGGCACCATCACCGCGCTCGCGCAGGACGCGTGGCACGCGGTCACGCAGATCATCGAGGGAGCCCTCTCGATCATCCGCGGCGTGATCGACGTCGTCATGGGGCTCATCCACGGCGACTGGGGCCGCGTTTGGGACGGCATCAGCGCCATCGTCTCCGGGGCCTGGGAGGTCATCAACGGCCTCATCGACGCCGCGCTCGGCGCTCTCCGCACCGTGATCGAGGTCGGCATGCGCCTCATCGCCGGCGCTTTCGACGCCGCGTGGGACGGCATCAAGGGCGGAGTATCGGCGTCGATCGGCTTCGTGCGCGACACCGTCACGGGCGGCTTCGACAGGCTCGTCGACTTCGTCAGCGGCCTCCCTTCGCGCGTGGCGACGGCGGCAGGCGGCATGTGGGACGGCATCGGCGATTCCTTCAAGACCGTCATCAACCGCGTCATCGGCTGGTGGAACGACCTCTCGTTCCCGACGTTCCATCTGCCTGAGGTCGACCTCGGCCCGCTCGGCTCGATCGGCGGAGGGAGCTTCGGCGGCTGGCACATGCCCCAGATTCCGTACCTCGCCGCCGGAGGCATGGCGAAGGGCTGGGCGGTCGTCGGCGAGCGCGGCCCTGAGCTCGCGTACTTCGGCTCCGACGCCCGCGTGTTCTCGAACCGCGACTCACGCGCGATGGTCGCCGGGTCGGGCGGCACGACGAACCTCACCATCAACGTCGGCTCCGTGCGTTCGAACCGCGACGTCGACCGCATCGCCGCCGCCGTCACCGTGAGCGTCACGCGCACCCAGGTCGGCCGCCGCCTCGCGACCGACGCCCGCGGGATGGGTTACTGAGATGACCTTCAACCCGTCCGCGCCGAACACCATCGGCGCCGAGTGGCCCGTCTCGAGCGAAGGCGCGACGACGCTCGACGCGCCCACGAAGGCACACTCGCTCCTCATCGCGTCGACCGCCGCCGAGACCATCTCGACGCTCTACGTCCCGCACACCTGGGCCGGCACGAGCTCCGGCTACGGCAAGCTCTGGGCCGACATCTACCCCCTCGCCGACGCGATCGCGACCGACGAGACCGTCGTCGCCTACGCGCCGAACGAGCAGATCGCGAACGACGGGCGCTGGGCGCGCGAGGACTGGTCAACGACGACGAACCTGCACCTCTCGATCGACGACGCCGACGATTCCGTCGACCCCTGGGCCGACTACATCGCCAATACCAATTGGGGAGGCGAGGCCCTCGCCCGCTTCTGCTTCGCGTCGGCCGGCTTCACGTCGACGAAGCGCGTCCTCTCCGTCTCCTTCGAGGTCCGCGCGCTTGTGCCGACCTGGGCGAACGGCGGAGCGAAGCTCACCCTCGAGCACTGGTACGGCTCGACGAAGAAGGCGACGCTCGGCTCGATCACGCCGACCGCTGACGAGCAGTGGCGCACCTACACCCTCGGCCCGTTCTACCTCGACGCGAATGACGACGGCCCCTGGTCCGCGGCGACCATCATCGACTTCGACGGCGGCTCGACGAAGGACAACATCGCGCTTCGAGCGCTCTACACCGTCAAGGTGACGCGGGTGACGATGAAGGTGACCTACTGCACCGACAAGCGCGTCGCGTCGGGCGGCTCCGCGAAGCAAACCGTGCTGCCCTCCGGCCGGCAGACGAATCTCCCGATCAACCTCGCGGCCAACTGGTCGAAGGCGAGCGCGACGAGCTACCTCGCCGTCGTTCGCCGCCTCGACGACCCGAACGTCGGCGCGCCGGCGACGACGCTCACCCCGTCGCCGATCTGGCTCGACTCCGCCGCCGCGAACCCGCACGGTCAAGGGAAGCTCTACCCCGACGTCGTGCTCTCCGCCGCCGGTGCGCCGACGTCGCTCGGCGCCGTCTCGACGCGCACCGCCGGCTTTTGGCTCGGCACGAACGGCGGCGCGCAGAGCGTCGACTCTCAGCCCTACCACGACCTCGACGTCAAGCCGTGCCACACGAGCTCGACGCTCAAGCAAGGCGTCAACGCCGCAAGCGCGCAGAGCTATCGCCGTGTCCGCGCGCTCGTCGCGATCGCTGGCGCGCCCACGGCGTCGCTCGTCTTCAAGGTCAAGAAGTCGAGCGACAACTCACAGCTTGGCGGCGACGGCACGCTCACCGTCGCGAACCTCTCCGACTCGAGCATCGCGACGCTCGTCGGCACCCGCACCTTCGGCTCGACGACCGTCGCCGTCTACTCCGTCGTCGTCACCCTCGCAACGTCGGCGACGCTCGCCGCGGCGACCGACTACTACCTCGAGGCGACGAGCTCGACCGGCACCGGCGTCCCCTGGTATCTCCTCTGGCTCGACGCCACTGCCGCGCACACCCTCACCGGAAACATCACCTACGGCGGCTCGACCGATCAATCGACGATCGCCGGCACCGGCGTCGCCGCCGCCGACTTCCCCGCAACGCTCAGCTCCGTGCCGACCACCCCGACCGGCCTCGGCGTCGCGTTGCAGACGCTCGCGCTGCCGAACGCGAACTCGATGCAGTTCGCGCGCGTCTCGTGGACCGCGACCGCGCTCGGCGCCTCGTTCACCCGCTACGAGCTCGACCGCTCGACCGACGGCGGCACGACCTGGGCGACCATCGCGAAACTCCTCACCGAGAGCGACGTCGACTTCGACGACTACGAAGGCCCGATCGGTGTCGCTACCCGCTACCGGCTCCGCGTGATCCGCTCCGACGGCGCCGTCTCCGACTACACCGCCTCGACGAGCCCCGTCTCACCGACTGCGAGCTCTGGCCTGTGCATCTTCACGAGCAACGCAGCGCCGTCGATGACTACCGGCTTCTGGCTCCTCGGCGACAGCATCGAACCGGAGTTCCTCAAGGCCTCGAAGACCGTCTTCGCTGACCTCCACGGCCGCGACTACGTCGTCGGCTTCAAGCCCCTCAAGAAGAACGGCTTCCGCTGGCCCTTCACCGTCGTCGTGCACGCCGACCGCACCACGGCCCCGGCCGCCGGCGCCGGCATGCGCGGCTGGTCACCGATCCTCAACGTCGCCGAGGCGAACGTCCCCTATGTCTGCATGAAGACCTTCGACGGCGAGCTCTTCTTCGGCACGCTCACCGCGTCGAAGGGCCGCCGACTCGAGCCCGCGCACCTCTACCTCGCCGACTGCGTCTTCACGCAAGGCCAGGCCAACTCCGGCGCCATCGAGGTCTGACCCATGGCGACGACGACGCAACTCCTCGAGCTCGACGGCATCTCGCTCCGCTCCGAAGGCGTGACCTTCGAGCTCCTCGACGCGAACAACGCTCGCATCGGCGACATCCACCCCGCGGAGTACCCGTCGATCGATCACTCCGCGACGGCCGAAATCAAACGCCGCCTGAGCGGCTTCCGTCTCCCGCCCGACGAGGCCTCCGACGTGAACACCCTCGTTCACCGCGTGCGGCCGATCTGGAACCTCGAGAACGGCGCCGCACTCGAGCTCGGCATCTTCCTCTTCGCCGACGAATCACACCCGCGGCGCCCCTGGGGAGTTGAGCTCGAAGGCACGCTCTTCGACCAGGGCCTCGTGCTCGGCCAAGACCTCTCGACGAACGTCTCCTTCGACATCGGCACGAACATCGGCGACGCGATCATCGCCCTCGCCGTCGCGGCCGGCATCACGAACGTCTCCATCGACGCCACGACGACGACCCTCTCCTCGCCGCTCACGTTCGCCGCGGCACGCGGGTCGACCTGGGCCAAGGCCATCGACCACCTCTGCGCGATCGCCGGCTTCCACCCCGCGTACTTCACGAACGCCGGAGCGCTCCGCGCCCGCACCGCGATCACCGACCCCTCCACCGTCACGCCGACCCTCGTCTACAACGGCGCCCGCATCATCGCCTCGTCGATCACCGAAGCGAACGACCTTCTCCAAGGCCCGAACCGCTACATCGCCGTCGACACCACGGCCACCACCCAGGCCGTATTCGCGATCTACGACCTACCCGACAGCGCCCCGCACGCCGTCTCGAAGCGCCGCTTCGCGATCCCGCGCCACATCGAGGCGCCCGGCGTCGGCACCGCCGAAGCCGCGCTCGTCGTCGCGCAGAACGCCGCGGCGCAGGACCCCAAGGCCTTCGAGGAGATCACCTTCGACGCCACCCCCGACCCGCGCCACGAGAGCTTCGACGTCATCGGCTACGACCCCGAGAGCACCGGCGTCGTCGTGAACTACCTCGAGCTCGAATGGTCCCTCACGCTCGGCCCCGGAGGCCCCATGCGCCACAAGATTCGACGCGTGTACCTATGAGCGTCACCGACCTCACCGCCGCCGCCGACGCGTCGGAAGAACCGCCCGCCGAAGACGAGGCCTTCGTCGCACTCCTCGAGAAGCTCCGGCCGGTCTTCGGTGAGCTAATCAAGGTCGCCGTCGACGCGTCGATCGAGGCCGTACCGACCCCGACCTTCAAGCCCGGCCAAGTCACGAACGTCAACGCGACGACCGGCATCGCGACCGTCATCGTCGACGGCGACACCGCACCCATCTCCGCGCAGGTCATCGCCGAGCTCCCCGGCGTCGGCGACCGCGTCTTCGTCGAGTTCATCCCACCCGCGACCGCGCTCGTCATCGGCACCGTCGGCGGAGGCGGCATCCCCGCGGGGACCGTCGCGTTCTTCGCCGGCCCGATCACCGCCGACGGCCTCGGCGCCGACGGCTCCGGCTTCGCTCCGCCCCGCGGGTGGCTCCGCGCGAAGGGCGGCCTCTACCTCGCCGAGCAATACCCAGCGTTGTTCGCTCGCATCGGCACCACGTACAACACCGGCGGCGAGGCCACGAACCCGCAGCAGTTCCGCGTGCCGAACCTCGACGACAAGTTCATCCGGGCATCCGGCGCCGGCTCGCTCGCCGCGACCGGCGGCACGAGCACGATCACGACATCGCATCTCCCGCCCCACGTTCACGACCTCGCCTCGCACACCCACCCGCTCTCCGGTTCCTACAGCATCTCCGGCACCGCGACTAGCGACGGCACGCACGGCCACGGCACGAACGCGCACACCCTCACCGGCTCGGGCGGCGTCCCCGTCTGGGACGGCACCAACGGCACCGCCGGGTTCTTCTACGCGCCGAGCTCGTGGACCGGCGCGAGCGTCTACACCGACGGAGCGCACACGCACGCCCTCTCCGGCTCCGTCTCCCTCTCCGGCAACACCGGCGGCGCCTCAGGGAACACCGGCAACGGCCCCGGCGCGAGCTCGACGTTCCTCCCCCCGTTCATCACCCTTCACGCCCTCATCAAGGCCTAGAGAGGACCCCGGATGACCCCCAGAGGAGTCGACCTCGTCGCGGCCGCGATGCGCTACGCCGGCCGCCCCTACGTCCTCGGCGCCGAAGGCGACCTCGACGTCGGCTACGACCCCGCCGTCGGCGCGCTCGACTGTTCCGAGCTCGTGCAGGTCGCCGCCGCCGACCTCGGCGTCGCCGTCCCCGACGGACACTGGCAGCAATGGCGCGCGTGCGCCGACGCCGGCCTCCTCGTCGACCTCGACGTCGGCTACCGCACCCCCGGCGCGCTCCTCTTCGTGTACGACGGCACCACGACCGGCCACGTCGCGATCAGCCGCGGCGACGGCTCCACGATCGAAGCACGCGGGCGCGCGTACGGCGTCGGCGTCTTCGCCACGAAGGGCCGCGGCTTCACGCACGCCGGCCTCGCCCCCGGCTTCGACTACGCACCGCCCGCCACGACCCAGGAGATAGAGCCGATGCTCACGATCCACCATCCGACGTCGCGCGTTGACGCCTCCGGCGCGCTCGTGCTCCACGCCGGCAAGCGCGTCCTCGACTTCGCGTATCTGCCGAACGACGGCCAGGAGCTCGGCCCGCTCCGTGTCTCGAGCTTCGTCGTCGCACGGCGCCTCCCCGGCGGCGACACGAGCGCCGTGCTCTTCACGAACGGGAGCGTCGAGCCCCTCCTCCTCCCCGACGACGGCCGCACGGTCGCTGTCCCCGTCCGCGTCGCCGGCCTCGTCTCCGTCGTCGGTGACGGCGTCGACGCCCAGGCCCGCGAGCTCTGGGCCCGCGTATGATCGGCGTCGTCGAGCTCTCCGACGGCATCGGCACCGCCGCCGCTGCAATCGGCATCGTCGTCGGCGTCGCCGGGCTCTACGCCTTCCTCTGGGCCGCCGGCAAGGTGCAGGGCACCGAGAAGAGCATCGAGCTCCTCTCGACGTCCCTCGACGCCATGAACGCCACCCTCGAGCGCGAACGCCACGAGCGCGAGCTCGAGCACGCCGAAGCGCTCCGCGACGCGAACGAACGAGACCGCGTATGCACGGAGCGCATCGCCGAGCTCGAAGCCCGCCTCGAGCTCGTCACGTCCGGATTCGTCGAGCGCGTCGGCGCGTCGATCGCCGACGTCGTCCGCACCGAGCTCCGCAAGACCACCTAGGCCCCAGGAGGCCCGCCATGAAGACCATCCTCGACATGCACCTCGGCGCTCGCGCACGGAACATCGCGCTCGCCGTCGTCGGCGTCGCGACCCTCGTCGCAGCGATCGCCGACGCCGTCGCGAAGAGCACCGGCGTCGGCGGCGCGCTCATCGCCGCCGTCTCGCTCATCGTCGCGTCGCCGATCGGCAACGCGAAGGAGTGAGCCCGCCCATCCGGCCCGAAGATCACGGCCGGCTCAACGTCCCCCGCATCGCCGCCCTGTTCTACGACGGCGGCGACGAGTCGCTCAAGTGTCGCTGGTGCGGCACATGGGAGACGGCCTCGAGCTCCGGCGTGCTCGAGTGCCAGGGATGCGACCGCGCGCCGGCGCACCCGTCCACGAAGAGAGGGACCCCATGAACGAGCTCATCGCTCGAGGCAAGCCGCGCGAGACGACCATCGAGGCTGTCATCACCCGCGCGAACGGCGACGTCGAAGACCTCGGCGTCGTCGCGTACTGGCACCGCCGGAGGCTCAAGCGCTGGGCCTGGGCGCTCCGACAACGCCTCGCATCGCGCTGAGGCACTGGTCCGCTCTGCTCGCCTTCACGATCAGGTAGGGGCGAATCGCCTCAAGCAGATGGATGACGTCTCGTCGTCGGTGCACGCCCCATTGCCAGACCGTCTGTCGGTTCCCCTTGGGGGAGTAAGGCCGCGACTTGCGCCCGCCGAAGGAAGCGAGCCAGTCGATGACCGGCTCGTCCGTCATCCCCACGAGGACGGCCCAGTACCCATCCGCGCGGAGCGCTATCGAGCCATCGCCGTCGATCAAGCCGGCGATGTACGCACGCACCGCGACGTCGTCCGGAAGCGTCAACGTCGCCGGCCACATGAACCCTTCGGCGTGGCCCGCCTTGTACCCGAACCGCCTGTTGAAGAGCCGGTAGAGCGCCGACTTGTCGCGCCCCGTCTCGCTAGCGAGCTCGGCGATGGTCACCTCTCCGGCCTCAATCCGCTCGTACAGAGCGAGCGCCTCCTCGGCGCTGAGATACGGACCTCTTTTCACACCAATCACATTACCAACCAAGGAGGCAAACAGTGGCTACTGTGCTAACGAATTCCGGCAAGGCGATCGTCACGAACCGCATCAAGGGCGCCGGCACCGAGCCCGCCTATGTAGCGATGGGCACCGGCGCCGGCACCGCCGCCGCCACCGATACGACCCTATTCACCGAGGTCGAGACGCGCACCGCCGGCACGTCGACCCAGCAGACGACGACCGTCACGAACGACACCTATCAGGTCGTCGGCACCGTCACCGCGACGACGACGCGCGCCATCACGAACGCCGGCCTCTTCGACGCCTCGAGCGCTGGGAACCTCTTCGTGAAGGGCGACTTCGCGACCATCAACCTCGCGACCGGCGACTCGATCCAATTCACGATCAAGTGCTCCTTCGCGTGATCCGAGCGCGCGCCGACGTCGTCCTCGGCGTCGGCGCGCACGAGCTCTAGGCCGACGAGGGGAGGAGCTCTATGACCGCGCCTTCGATCACCTGGGGCACCGTCGGCAACGGCACGAGCGGCACGTCGGTCGCCGTGAGCATGCCCTCGTCGGTCGCCGCCGGCGACCTCCTCCTCCTCTTCTTCGCCTCCGACAGCGCGACCGGCCCGACGACCCCGTCGGGATGGACACTCGTCGAGGGCGGCGCGACGTCGACGTCGACCGCGCTGCACATCTACGCGAAGGTCGCGGCCGGCTCCGACACGGTCACGGTCGCCGCTCAGGCTCAGGACTACGTCTGCATCTGCGGCAAGGTTCCCGCCGCGCGGCACTCCGTCGCCGACCCCGCGAAAGACCTCACCGTCGGCACCGCGGCCACCGGCACGAGCGCGACCGCCGACCCGCCGAGCGCGAGCGGTTTCATCGCGGGCGACTGGCTCGCGATCGCCGCGTGCGTCATCGACATGACCGCGACCGGCGACACGCTCTCCGCGCAGCCCTCCGGCTACACCTCGGCGACGCTCACGAAGAGCGCCTCGTCGACGAGCTCGTGCGCGCTCGGCGTCGCGACGAAGGCCCTCTCGGCCGCCTCGTCGGAGAACCCCGGCACGTTCACGAACACCTCGCGCGCGTGGCGCGCGCAGACCGTGCTCGTCCCGCCGGCGAAGGCGACCGTCACCCTCAAGAACGAGGCGCAGGGCACCGTCGCCGATAGCGGCTCCGTCGGCACGTCGTTCACCGCGGCGACCGCGGGGAACCTCCTCGTCGCCGTCATCTCGACCCGATACACCGCCTACGGCGGCATGGCCGCGGCGTCCGGCTGGACGAAGGCCGTGCAGGTATCGAACAACGCGAACGCCTCGACGCCCGAGCTCTCGATCTTCTTCAAGGTCGCCGCCGGCGGCGAGACCTCGGCGACCTTCACCGACACCGGCGGCACCTACACCGGCGTCGCGCACTGGTGGGTCGGCGAATACGCCGGCCTCGCCGGCACGTCACCGCTCGACGTGACCGCGACCGGCGACTCGACGACGACGACGGTCTCCTCGCTCGCCTCCGGCACGACCGCCGCGCTCGCCCGCTCCCATGAGTTCGCGATCGCCGCCTTCTCGCCTCGGAACACTCAGAGCTCGGCGACCTACTCGAATAGCTTCGTCGAGGAGGCCTTCGTCAACGCCACCGGCGGCACCGGCCCCGGCCCGATCACCCTCATGGTCGCGACGCGCCAGGTCGCCTCCGCGGCCGCGTTGTCGAGCACGGCGACCTGGACCGGCACGAGCGAGCGCGCCGTCGCCGCCGTGGCGACATTCAAGGTCGCGTTCGCGACCGCGATCACCTACACCCAGACGGTCGCCGCGAGCTCGACGGCGACGCCGAGCATCGTGCGCCGCACCGCGAAGGCCGTCACGAGCTCGGCCACGGCGACCGTCGTCGACGCGATCCGCGTCGGCAAGACGCTCACGAGCTCGAGCACGGCGAGCTCGGCGATGGTCCGCGCCGCGCGCAAGGCGCTCACGGCCTCGAGCTCGAGCTCGGCCACGGCCTCGAGGGCGACGGCGAAGACCCTCACGAGCTCGAGCACGGCCACAGCGAGCGACGCTCTGCGCGTCGGCAAGGCCCTCACCGCAACGAGCTCGGCCACGGCGCTCCTCACCACGGCGCGCCGCGTCGTCGTCACGCTGACGAGCTCGGCCACGGCGACCGCGACGATGGCCCGCTCGGCCGGCAAGGCGCTCACCGCGACGAGCTCGGCGACCGCGAGCGACGCCGTGCTCGTCGCGAAGACCGTCTCGGCCGCGAGCTCGGTCACGCCGACCGTCTCGGCCGCGCGTCGCGTCGTCGTCACCCTCACGGCATCGGCCGCCGCCGCCGCCTCGATGGCGCGCCGCGTCGGCAAGCTCCTCACGGCCTCGAGCTCGGCCACGTCGACGAGCACCAGGGCGACGAGCACGACCGTCTCGGCGGCGAGCTCGGTCACGCCGACCGTCGCGAAGGTCGTCTCGAAGCCTCTGAGCATCGCCACCACGGCGACCGCGACGATGGCCCGCTCGGCCGGCAAGGCCCTCACCGCGGCCGCCACGGCCTCGAGCTCGATGGCGCGCCGCGTCGGCAAGCTCGTAACGAGCTCGGCGACGAGCTCGGCCACGGCCTCGAGGGCGACGGCGAAGACCCTCGTCGGCTCGAGCACGGCGACGCCGGCGCTCACGAAGGCCGTCTCGAAGCCTCTGAGCGTCTCGGCGACCGCCTCGGCGTCGATCACGCGCCGCACGGCCAAGACGCTCGCCACGGCCGCCACGGCGGCCGCCACGGTCACGAGGACGACCGCGAAGGCGCTCACGACGAGCTCGGCGGCGACCGCCGCCCTCAACGCCTCGAGGACCTTCCTCGTGACGCTCACCGCGTCGGCCACGGCGACAGCGACGATGGCGCGCCGCGCCGGCAAGACGCTCACCGCGACGAGCACGAGCTCGGCCACGATGGCGCGCCGCGTCGGCAAGCTCCTCACGGCCTCGAGCTCGGCCACGTCGACGAGCACCAGGGCGACGAGCAAGACGGTCTCGGCGGCGAGCTCGGCGACGCCGGCGCTGGCGCGGCGCACGGCGAAGACCGTCTCGGCCGCGAGCTCGGTGACCGCCACCGTGGCGCGCGGCGTGCGCAAGACCGTCACGGCCAGCACCTCGAGCTCGGCCACGATCGCCCGCCGCGTCGCCGTCACGCTCACGAGCTCGAGCTCGAGCTCGGCCACGATCACGAAGGCCGCGGCGAAGACGGTCTCGGCGGCGAGCTCGGCGGCCGCCGCCATGAGCCGCGTCGTCGGCAAGACCGTCGAGGCCTCCTCGACCGCCGCCGCCGTGCTCGAGCTCCTGGCGAACCGCACCGGCTACGGCGTCGCGCAGATCGCCTCCCGCGCGCTCCGCCGCCGCATCGGCGGCACCGGCCTCGAGCGCCGCCTCGCCGCCTACACCCTCGAGCGCCGCGTTGGCGCCGAGGACGCCCGCCGCCGCATCGCCGAGCACGAGCTCGGCCGCCGCATCGCGTCCGAACGCTTCACAAGGGAGCCCTGACCATGGCCCAGAAACTCCGCACAATCCGCGGCTCGATCGAGCTCGCCCCCTCGACGCAGGAGTCGCTCGCCGTCACCATCGAGTGCGATCGCGACCCCACCGACGACCCGCCCGAGTTCCAACTCGCAACGAAAGGCGCCGGCGACCCGACCGGCACCTGGGTCGCCGGCGCCTGGCTCGGCACCTGGGACGCCGAGACACACGTCGCGACCGCCGTCACGCCCATCCTCGGCAGCGCGATCCCGCTCACCACGAAGACCGACCGCGACCTCTGGGTCAAGGTCACCGTCGGCGGCGAGTCGCCCCGCTGGCCCGTCGGCACCATCTCCGTGACCTGAGCCCCCTCTCCTCAGGCCCACGGACGCGCAGAGGCCCTCCCCGCAAGGGGAGGGCCTCTCGTCGCGTCTGGGCACGGGTCAGAGCCGAGCGGCGCACGGCTTCGACGACCCGCCGTCCGAATCGGCCGCGGCGACGCGCCCGTCGACGACCCATACGACGACGTTCGACGCAACGGCCCCGCCCGCGGCGCGCACCGTCACCGCAGTCGCGTCGACTTTCGTACCGTCCGCCTTCGCGTAGCTGCCGTTCGTCGACTCGACCACCGACAGCTTCACGCCGGCCGGCGCTGCGCCCTTCGATGCTGCACACGCGAGGTAGGCCTCACGCGTCGTGGAGGCCTGAACCGTCGGGTGCATGAGGTCGTACGACGCTGAGTACTTGCCATCCAGCACGTCACGCACCCACGCCGTCGCGGTCGAGTTCGCCGACGAACCGCCGCCGCCTCCGCACCCGACGAGCACGATGACCAGGACCACGAACGACGAGAAGCGCCTCATCGCGCGACGGTACCCCGTCACGCGATCCTGAGCACGGCCGCCCGGCGCCGCTCGGCGGAGACGGCCGCGTAGATCCGCGCCGTCTCGATGCTCTCGTGCCCACAGAGCTCGGCCACGACGAGCACGTCGCCCGTCTCCGCGTAGACCGCCGACGCGAACCTATGCCGCGCCTGGTGCGCCCGGTAGGGGAGGCGCTCGCGTCGGAAGAAGTCGCCGAGCGCCTTCGACACCTGCGCGGCCCGGTAGGGGAGGCCCGTCGCCGGGTCGACGAACACCGGCCCCGACACCGGCCACCCTGCGGCGAGCTCGCCGACGCGCGGGTGCATCGGAACGACCCGCTCCTTCGCGCCCTTCCCGACGACGCGCAACGTCCCCGAGTGGACGTCGTCGCCGCGCAGGCCGGCAATCTCGCAGCACCGAAGGCCCGCGTTGCCCGCGAGGAGGAGCCACGCGCGAAGCATCGGCGTCGGCGCCCGCTCCACCGCCCGCGCGAAGTCGGCCTCGGGGATGGGCCGCGGGAGCTTCCGGCGGAGCTTCGGCCGGACGAGGCGCGCCGTCGGATCGACCTGCGCGTGATCGAACGCGAGCGCCCACGCGTAGAACGTATGCAGATGCGAGATCCAGCACGTTCGCGTTCGCGGGTCGAGGCGCCCGGCGCGCCCGTGGCGCGCGTCGAGGAAGCACTCGATCCGCTCGGCGTCGAGCTCGAGGAGCGGGCCGAGGTCGCCGAGCATGCGGAGCGCCGCGAGGCGCCGGCCGATCGTCACCGCGGCGAGGCCGCGCCGCTCGAGGTGGGCCCGGTAGAGGTCGAGAAGGTCTTCGTTCGCCACCATGAGGGAGCGAGGATGGCGCGTGTCGATCGTCACCGGCATGAGTCGAACGGCCCGAGTAGACGTTCCCGCAGGTAGGAAGCTCACGCCGCCACCGCGGTCCCGTCGTGCGGCCGCGCTCGTCGCGCGCCTGGGAAGTCACATCTACTTCTGACCGCGCGTAGGAGCATCTCGGCTTCCGTCGAGAGCTCGCCGAGCTTCACGCCGTAGACGCGCGCCAGCGCCGCGAGCACGACCGGGTCAGGGTGCGGAGGGCATCGGTCCTCGTGGTGCATCGAGCGAATCGTCTCTTCGGTCGGCGTGTAGTCGCCGAGGAGGGGGAGCACGCGGTCGCGCACGCGTCGGAAGCTGAGCGGCTTCGTCGGATCGTCACTCGCCGCGAGGCGGGCCTTCGTGAGAGCTTGAGCGACTGACATGGCAGAGATTCTGTCAGATATCCACAGCGGCCACAAGCCCTGGGGAAATCGCCCAAATACTTGACAGAAAATCTGGGATGTAGTTGGGTAGGCGTCGTGCCACCGACACCGACCCGCCGACTCCTCGACCTCGCCCTCGACGGCGAGCTCGACGCGTTCGTCGCCACCCGCCGCGCCCGCGGCGACTCGTGGTCTTCGATCGCGTTCGACCTCTTCGCGAAGACCGAGGTCCGCATCACCCCCGAGACGCTCCGCGTCTGGTTCGCCGACGACCTCACGAGCGCCGCCTC